TCATCAGTTTTGTTAGGTGTGAATCTTGCAACTACAGCAAATGCACCAAGTATTTCAAGAATTAAAGCACCATTATTCAGAACCCAGCTACCTATATTTGTAATCCATTCCATTTTTTTACCCCCCAGTTAACATTGATCAGAATTGCGCCAAGCTTCTTTGAATTTTTCGCCTTGCTTGTCTACAAAATGTCCATAATCCCATTTAAGTGTTTTCTTCAAATCGCAAGCTTCCGCGATTTTCTTCAGTCGGTCCCAAGGCCAATCCATCGACCATGAATCACGATTTGGAAATTGTTCCTGCTCACAAAAAGCCCAATCAATCGCTCTTGCACAGGGTTTCCCGTCTTGCCGGATGTTATGCCAACCCTTTTTAATTTTGGTGACAATTTTTCCGGGTGTCGTTCGTCCCTGTGCATAAAGTTTTTCTTGCTTCGTCAAAGTGTCATAAGTCCGAACAATGAAAATTGGATACCCATACGCGCGCATTGCCGCCATTGTCGCATTGCATCTTATTCTAGTTGCAGTATGAAGATCGCTTTTTGATTTACTCAATTTCATCATCCTTAGCACAGTCAACAAGTTTGCCTTCATCACACAATTTCTTCAACAGTTCTTCTTCTGCTTTCTCAACTGTATCTTGTCGAATGTGAATTTCTGTTAGTTTTTCAACTGCTTCCACAATAGTTACTTGCTCTGTATGATCCGTTTGCGCGACACTAATATGTCCGAACCACCACCAAAGCAAACCGCCAATAGTTAGAACGAAAGCAATCACCCCATGTATTTTTTCAATTTTCATTGTGGGCGTCCATGTTCCGTATGCCCATGCTCAGCATACCCATTACAGATTATTTGCAAATCTCTAATTGATTTAGTTTGCTCGCAAATATCTTGTTCAATTTTATTAAAAACTTCAGTTTCATCAATAATATGAATTTCAAGCATGTTTTTAATCGTTGCTATTTTATCAAGTATTTCTTTGTGTTTCCATCCGAACCATCGACCGCTAACAAAAATAGCCACAATACCCCCGATAACTAGGGCCGCAATTTCCAAAGCCGTTTTAAAATCATCGGACATACAATTAACTTCTCGGTGCAATCAAAAACATATCAACCCATGATGTTATAACCAAACTATTCTTCGGCCCACCACCACCAGCATTAGCAGTAACACCGTACATAATTTCAGGCGTATCAGGATTCACAATCGGAATATCAATCGCGCTTGCAGTATTGTTATTGGAAGCATCACCAGTTGTTAGAACCATAAATGATTGCTGGTTTCCAGACTCAAGAGGATTAGAATCGCTCAAGGTTCCAGCAGCATCATCAGGGCCGAAGTGAAATGTCGGCGTAACACCATTCGCATAAGACATACCCTTAACAGAATAACAACACTTAGGAATATTAAGCGGTACTGCGGTCCAATTTCGTAAAGTTGTCAGAAGCTCATGCTCATGATCAGAATCATGTTGGTGTAGTCTCATCTCGCCAGCGTTTGAAACTGTAAACCTTGAAATGTGTTCGGCTGCATTATTCCAAAAAGAACCAATGCAACGTTCGTCGGTTCTCGAAGGATGATAACCAGCTTTGTTTCCAGTTCCGGGTAAAGTTGGAGCGTCGGCAGAAAGTACGGGAGCCATTGCGCCGCCGTCGTTATCAACATACATATAATAGGGTGTTGACGATGTTTCCGAACCCGTATCAAGAACCGAACCACCAACACCAAAATCGCCAAGAATGAAAACTAGATCGCCAGTTTGCGAAAGCTTAGTTCCGTCAATATTTATTTCGATGTTACCACCAACACCCGGCGCAACAGTTACTGTAGTGTTGTCGGTCCAAATTACTTGACCAATTCCCAAACCCGGTGACAAACTAGATGGTGTTATAATATCGCCAGACGAAAAATTTGTTAGAAGAAAATCAGTTCCGTCATAACGTATCCAAGCGTCACGAGCCGTTATGATATCATCAGCATTTAGCGCGTTTCCGTCTTCGCGCTTAATGTCTTTAACGCCAAGCGTTGCGACATTGATAGTCGATGCGCCGGTATTTGCAGCTGTTGGGCGGAAACGTACAGTCATCCCAACAAAATAATCGGGTGGCGCTTGAAATCCAGCAATTTTGGTTGCGGTATAAACATCAGCCGCACCGCCGCCGGTATACCAATCGCCAGTCGCAGCGTAACCAGCAATGGATTTACCAAGTTGGTCTAAATCACCGTTACTTAAACCTTGCCCAAACGCTTCAATAACATTTTGAACTTCAGTCGGTAGTTGATTCCATTCAGCGGCAGTAAGTGTGTTCCCTGTGATTTTGCCGGTAAGATCTTCCACGAATTATCTCCTAAACAACATTTTCATATCTAAGATTTACATTTGCGGGCTTAAAACGTTCAAATAAACATTCTAGTGTTGCAAGATCCTGTGTACCAAAAGTTATTGGAAATGTATATGTGAACGCTTCGCCGATATTTTCGATTGGAGCAATTATTAAAGTGAATCGCGCTTCTTTATCGCTCCCAAAAGATATCGTCGGTGCCTTACCATAAATTCCACGATTCGCGCCGCCTTCTGCGTTAATAATAATGTTGAACTTTGCGGCTAGGTCAATAAAATCTTGCGGTGTTTGCAAACCGTAACCAGCAAGCTTAATCAGAACCCCTATTCGGCGCTGATCATCCGTTCCGTCACCCTTCAAACAGCTATCAGGAATTGCAAGCGCGGATTCCCATTCATCTAAATAATTTTGTGTTGTGTCGGGAACGGTATCCCTTCTGAATAACGCTATTAGCGAATCAACTTTCGACATTTCTGTTGCAAATCCAAGCAACAATTTTCTGATGTTAGTTCCGATGATATTTTTAGCAGCAAAAATCTTCCCGCTAGGAAGATAATTTGCGAGTGTTTGCGCTTGCTTTTGTTGAGTCAATACAACCGGAATTTTTATTGTCATGAGAATGTCACATTCCCTAGCGTGCCGATTTCACCGGGATCAATTGTAATATCTGCCGACGGTGCGCTCAATGTAAAGCTATCCAATTCAACGCCCGTAACTAGATCAACAGTGTTAAAAATTGCTGCGTTGTATGCCTCTTCAACAACTGTAACGCCAACTTCTGTACGTTCTGCGAAGAATTGATTTAGACTATTCTCAATCGCCGTCTTCATCGTAACAGTGTTAGGCGAGATTGCAGAGAATGTAAAGTCCGTCGATACTTCTGTTGGAGCGGCAACAATTACATCAGTTTCTACAGTGTTTGCGGGCATGATTTGATCAACAATTGCTGCTTTTACTGCCGCAACTTCCGAAGAATCGGGAATCGGGCTATCGTCATTATCGCGCATGAAATAAATAGTTACTTGCCCAATTTCAGGGAAAATTTCTTCTACAAAAACCCTTGTAACACCAGCAATTGATTTTGCCACAGCAGTTATTTCAGCGACATTAAAATGTGAAATTGGATTTTGAATCGCGTCAAGCAATCTAGTACGCAAACTAGAATCAACTTCTTGATCTGCGCCGCCGCCAAGAGCGCCATAATCAACGCTAGCGCTATCGTCAACTTCAGTTATTGGACTTGTAAGGGTCAAAACAGTGTCGAAAACTTGATTTTTATCAACACCAAAATCAGTCGATTGAACTGGAATTGATACAGAAGTGAAACCGAGCAAAACAGTTCCCGTCGCGTCAGCAGGAGAACCGCTAACCGCATATGTCAAAGTTTTATCGCCGGTAACGGTACAAACAACCCCAGTTAAATTGTATTCAGATTCATTTGCACCAGATACAGTAATCAAGACATTTGATGCGATTAAATGATCATTAGTCGTTGTTAGTGTCGCTATTCCGCCAGATTCTGTTATTGAAGTAACAGCCAAAGACTGAAGAACAATTACACCAGCAGAGGTTGCGGCATATCTAACGCCGTCGCTATCGGTCCAAATTGACGGATCGACGCCAGTTACAATCGACCCACCAACTGCGCCAGTAACAGCAACATTACCTATTGCGGGCGTTGCGGAAATGCGAAGAATATTCCAAATAGCCGCCCATTGTTCGAGATTAATAACAGCTGTATCGGGGATTGCTTCTTTTTCTGCTTGTCTCAACGCATAGTAAAAATCAAACACGCGATTCGCGCAAGCAGTTACCAACGCGCCTAGCCAACTATTTTTTAGAAAGGGATTAGCGTTAGGTAGTTCCCTAATCACATCAACTTTCATTCGCTGATCAACTTCTGTTGCTGTTTTCGGTAGTTCAAATGCCATTTAGAGTACTCCACCCCGAATAAGCCCTTCAGGATTGTAAGTTATAACGTAACCATTTGTGATAATTGCATATTCCCAATTGCCACCGACACCTGGATTATCTCCCGTCCCTGGTTCACCTTCCCTGGGAATAGCTTGGAATCCGTGAGTCTCACCCTCACCGCCATCGCCGCCCTCAGAACTACCGCCGCCGCCGCCACCACAACCACCAGATATAGAACCATTATTCATAAACGTTATTGGGTGGAACATTTCAATACAAGGGAAACCGCTTTGTCCGGGTTCGGCGTCACGATCCTCAACACCGCCGGTTGGACTACCGGCACCGCCCGTAGGCCAATTTACAACATAGACACCATCTACACCATTCGGTAAACCTCCGGCGCCAAACGAGTTAGCACCGCCCCCGCCACCGCCGACACCTCCATTACCGGATACTTCACCACCGCGACCACCGCGACCACCTGCACCAAGAATTTGATTATTAAAATCGTTAAAAATTGTAATTTTGCTATCAGGGTGCCAACCCTTACCTGTTGTCATTGTCGGAGCACCAACACCAGCGAAAGGCCAACGGCAATAGACAATAACATCAACCGCGTAACTTGGGTTTCCAACTTTATCAAAAATATTGTAACTAACAATTCTAGTTCCATCGAGCGGGCCTAAATCAGTAGAAGGAACTGTTAGTTCAAAATAAGTTTGAGGTTTAGGGACTTCAACGCCTGTATTATCCCATAAAGTGTAATAGCGATGATCAATTTTTGAGTTTGGTCTATAAATTATTATGTTTATATCTACACCACTAGCAGTTAAAATAGCTTCAACATCAATTGCCAAAGCGTAATCGTCGTCAATCAGCCATTGTAAAGATTGCCTTGCAGCAGCTGTAATTCCATTCAACACAGATCGTGTTAGGCGCGCTTGCTCATAGAGCCAAATCTTTGATCCGATTTCAAAACCGGGAGTCGATTCGTTTCCAATCCATCCGCGCCGCATATGTGATTGAAAAACTTCAGATTCACTAGCCCGACTTTCGGCAAATAAACTAACCAAAATTGCAGAGTCAAAAAAATCTTCAGATCTGATATCACCAGAAACAACCGCTGGTTTCATTATTTCAATTTGATCAATATACATTATGTCATCAACTTGAGTAAATGGCCCAGCAAAAGCATGTATTTCAATTTCAGTAATTGCTGTAAAATCCAAATTTCCAGCACTACTATCAGGGTCATCAGTAGAAAAATTTACTTTTAGTTGAAGCCAGCTTTCCGCTTTTATAAATTCAGATCTATCAAAAAACCAAACTTGCCAATCAACACCTACATCACTATGAATTTTAAGTGTTACAGCATTGCCACCAGTGTTAAAATTTTCCCAGAAATTTGCCCCTATGTATATCCAGAAACTTAAAGTTGTGTCGGTAAAATCTGCCGCATCAAAAGTTCTAATTGCATTTAGAGAATTGTCAGAAGAAGTTGCTACAAATTTTAGTGAACCACTAGAGTTAGGCGAAACTATTACGCCTTCATCAAACAAATCATTTTTTACGTCTGGAGTCCAATTTGTAGAGTCATTAAAACAAGAAAGAAATAAAATTCTTTTTTCAGATTCTCCTACGAAATCCAAATCATAAAGACCACCGGGAATTTTTTTCAAATATGCGTCAATTCCAACAGTCATTTATTCACCTTTCAAAACTGTGGTTGTATCGGTTCCAACTACAGCGGTAGTGGTTGGAGCATTAGTATTTCCGCTGCTTGGGGTCGAATGTATATGAAGATTAAATAACGCTAGAAATGCTTCATTGCACAGAAATTCAGTTGCGCCGCCGTCGCTTCCTTCAACTAACGTTCCAAGCAAATCAACAAGTGCATTGCCGTCAACTGTAACTGTCCCCGTTCCTGTAATTGTAGTTGGACCGACTGAATCAATAGTTACTGCAGCACCCGCATCAATATCAACTGCGCCAACTGCTACAATTCTTGTTATTCCAGTTGTAGTTAATACTGCATTGATAGCATCGACGTTTACGTTACCAAGTGACGATTTGATATTTATATCGCTAGTGGTGGCTTCAATATCAATACCACCATCTAGCTTCATATGAATAAAAGATTGCGTTGTCGGGTTGTATATCAAAACTTCACCCGGATAAAGCGGAGTTGGTAAAAGCGTTCCACCTCTTTCCTTCGGACTACCGGGAAACATAACGCGGTTTTCTGGATCGGCGCTCATGGCCAACATAACAGCTAGCGCGCCCGCGCCGGGGTTCGCGTGATACCCGTAAGGATACCAAGCCAATGCGTCAGCGTTCTTCCCCATATAAGTTACTTGATGCGTAGGGAAATCTTGATTATCGCTAGAAAAAGCGGTAACAACAGCCCATCGCAACAAATTCTTCATCATATTTACAACGCTCATTAATTAGTTCCAAATTCTGCTTGCGGCGTCCAAGGAACCCATACAGGGATTTGTTCTTCAGTGTCTATCACAATTGGTTCGGTAACGCTTTCTTCAACCAATCCTTCGCCCAATTTATCTATTGACGTTTGAGTGGGAAGCGTTAGCGTATAAGCATCTTTGTGTATTAGTGATAAAACAGTTTGTCGGCCACCGTCGCTAAGACTAAATTGAACAGAATTAACTAGCATTCTTGAATTGATTCCAGCAAATTCATCTTCAACATTTACAAGTTCGTTGATTGCCCATAGATTACCCGTCTGATTTCTAAACCCGTGAACTGTTGCTGAATACACTTGACTGCGCGATTTTCTAATATTATATTCCCATTTATTTCTTTCTAGCATGCTCTGTTTTGAACCGGAATTTTCAGCTGTTACACAATATTGTCTACCGGGGCGTATACCAACATCTAATATTGCAGATATTTGTTCCACTACACTATAATTTGATGTTGCTCCAGCATTATTTAATGCGACCGGAGTTTCTTGCCCACCAGTTCGATAAAGATTAAATATCCCAGTTGTGTCATAGCCAACAGAATACGACAACACATTATTGCTGTTATCGTTAATTTTGTTCTGCAAAGTTACAGGAATAAAAATTCCTGATGATCTTGTTATTACAAGATCGCCATTTGCATTTGATGTAAGTAAAACTTGGCGCTTGCGCGCGAGACTCTCTATGAATTCCCAAACGCCTTGGCCGAATTCTGGTGAAGCTAAATCTTCAGACGGTAGAAATGGTTTTGGGAAGTATTGACTAACAACCCTTACAGGGCTTTTGATATGCTTTAAAACTGCTTGAATAATAATTGCTAGCGTAGTTGGCGCGCGTAAATTATCAAGCGAACCAATTTTTGAATCGACAATATCGCCTGTTTTGTCCCTTCCAGAAATTGTGATTGTATGACTATCTTTCTCGCCATCAACACCAACAATTTCAATATTCCCAGTTATGACTTTTTCACCGTCAACTTTAATATTGCATGGTTCGCCGCCCCTAAATGGCAATGCGCCGCCATCTTCTGAAGTGGCTTTAAAGCTAAATGTGTTACTCAATTCGGCTAAGCTTAAACTTACGGTTGCATCGGTCCAACCAGTATACGCTTTGCCGCCAACTTCGATGATCATGCTGTAAAAATCCTAATATCGCCTTGCTCATAAGCAAGATCATACAATCCATTTAATTCAGCGATATCTTCACCGTCGGAAGAATCGCCATAATAAGAATATGCCAACGCTCTAATTGATATCGGGTTACTTTGAATTGTGATTATCTGACTAACAGTTAATTTTTGCTCGCTGAAAAAACCAGTTGTTGTTGTTCTCAATTCCGTTAGTGAATTCATCAATTCAACGTCAATATTTTCAGAAAGAAACAACTTTTGATATTGAGTTTCAAGATCGGCTTCGATTTCATTTATTTCAGTAACAGTTTTATATGTTGACTGCGAAGAAGTTAGATAACTGTTGCTCAATGCTTCAGATTGCACCATCGAATTAAACACTTGATTATTTGCGGTTCGCTCTGAAGAAATAAATGTAGGATATGGGGCAGAAATATCATTGTCGCCAAAATTAAATAGGTTTTTGAACGCCATAAGTGCCCCTTCTGGCGTCGAATACAAACTTGTTATGCTATCCATAATTCTATCAATGCTTGCCGAAAGTTCCGCCGGATTGCTAACTAGAGTGGCGATATTACTTTGAAATGACGTTATCAAGTTTGAATGATCATCTAGTTTGCTAGCCAATGTTGCAATTGGGTCAGTTGCTGCGTTAACAGAATCAATATAACCGTTCGCTTTATCCATAGCGGATTGAAAATTACCCGTTGCAGCGCCTGTTATTTCCCAAATTGAACTGAAAATAGAAACGGCAACCGTCGCAACAGTAGCAGCGCCAGTCGCAACACCAGTTAACGCGAATGGATTGAATTCGGGTACACCATCGGTGTTAGAAATCTCAAATGTCGCGGTAAAAGTACAATCGCCTAACTTAGTTACGTCTTCAGAAATTGTAAACGTTCTGCAAACTATGTTTTCAAGCTTTCCATACCAAGGATGAATCAAAATTCCGGGTCCACCCTTCTCTAAAGCCGAAATTAGAGTGTCTCTAACTTGAATATAGGGTGTAATCAGCTTTCCAGTGTTATCGCGTCGGTCAGAAACACAACCATTGACGGTAAAAACGCGCTGTTTTTTACCAAGATCTTCAATTATTTGTCGGTCTGAGTCGATAAATTCCTTTTTTGCGTCTTTTCTACCGCCGCCGATTTCAGAACTTTTGATGTAAAAGAAAGCGCCACGATATGAAGCTTCATGTTGAATAATTGATTCAGAATATTCTTTGAGTTTGTCTGCCATTATCCTGTTACCATGCTTACTCCGGTTTTCAAACCCGAAGTGTCGCCAGAAGTACGCAATCTTATGTACTCAACAGTGTTTTTTGGCGCTATGAGTCCAATATCAACTTCTGTTTTGTTGGTTTTTGTTAGGTCTGCCGCACCAGTTACCTCTAGCTCTTTTTCATTGCCACCAAAACCGAAAAAGTTTTTAACAGCGCCCCAAGTTTCCATAATTTTTTGCTTCACTACATCAAATTTCCAAATTAGAAGACCAACCGCGACAACAGCAGCAGCAATTGCAATTGGAACCCATCCAATAGCCGATAGAGCCGCCGCTACTCCCCACGCTATAATTTTAAATGCCAAAAATACAAGTTTCAAGACGGGAAGAATGAAAAGAAACGCAACTTTTAGGGCAAGAAACACAGTTTTGAGAACCATAAAAGCTTTTACTAGAACAAATATCACTATTGGCGCAACTACAAGTCCCGCTACGAATTTCTTTGACGCATCACCAAGACTTTTAAACCATCTTGTTAGGCCGCCGATAACTTTTGCTGCCAATACTATCGCCGGTTTTAGTTCTTTGCCAATTTCGGCAGCAAACAAAACCATGTTTTGTCCAGCGATTTTTGATTTCCTATCTAGCGTTTCCATGTTCCGCAAAAACGACGGTGTTAGTTGATCCGAACCCATTTGTTGTACTGATAGAGCAACATTTTCAGCGGATTTACCAGTCATAGCCAATGCCGCTGTAAGACCCTCTTGATTTGGGATTGCTAGTTTTGCTTGATCAATATTTTCCTCAATCATTTTGTTCATTAGGTACAAAGATTCGGTCCAACCAGTATCTATCAATTCTTGTGGCGTAGTCGGAAGACCAAATTCTTTCAATATTTTCTTCGCTTCACCCTTTGCGCCGGTAAGTGCTTGAGTCAAACCTTTAATTCCGGTTGTAGCTTCTTCTGGCGAAATAAATTTTGTAAGTTCACCTAACGTTGCAACATATTCTTCTGCAGATATCCCCATCGACGCAGCAAGTTTCGCAACCTTACCAACATTTTTCGCTAGTTGATTAACATCCGCGCCGCCCAACTGTTGAGCGACAAACAATATGTTTGCTGCTTTTGCGCCCGTCAATCCTTCATAAGCATTTTTAAGTTTACCAATGCCGATGGTAGCTTGTGCAAGATCAGCGTTTCCGCCAACCGCTAGTCTTATTGATTCGTTGTATGTTTTAAATGTTTCTTCGCTTGCGCCCAACACAGATATTGCATTGTAAAGCGCTGTTGAAGCTTCTTCGCTATTGATTCCGAATTCAGCCATTGAATTTGCGATTGTGTCATCAATGGTTTTACTCCATTTCTTTAAATCTTGTACGTTTAACAAACCATAAACTTTTACAATGCCTTTTTCCATATTTGAAAATGCTTTAAGCGCGGCCCCGGCTGCAAGGCCAGCCGCGACCGCTGCTTTTTTCATGTGAACCGCCATCTTTTTCATACCAGCGGCTGTTTTTTTCATTGTTGCATTTAGACGTTGAAACCTAACATTCATTTGATCAGTTTTGCGCTTAACACGTTGAGCGACTGCGCTAAACTTATCTCTTGCTAGGAACGTCCAAACAACTCTATTGGCCATTACTTTTTATTCCTTTGCGCGTGTATGCGCTTGGCTTCGCCTTGCAACATTGAAATTTCAGGTAACGGCATTTCACGCAATTCTTTGTAACTCAAAGCACCCTCAAAGAAAGACATTAGATTTGTTATGCCTTGAATGATTTGGCTTTCATTTTCCTCAATGAAAATGCTAGAATAAAATTTACAAGATAATCGCCTAGCATTGATTCAAAATCATCGACGCTCATTCGATCAATCAAAGTACTTCCCAATTTTGTTTCACCATCAACCAAAGCGATTCCCGGCATCTGAAAAAGCTTCTTCCCAATATCCATAACGTCAGGAAGATCAACACTAGTAGAAATGGCCAGCAAAGCCATAACGTCAGACCCATCAATATCAAGATCATCGTCAGATTCTTTTGTTGTGGTTGTTGTGCTTTGATCATTTGTCGCCCTAAAAAAAGCTTGTTTTAGTGCCGCGCATTCGCGCGTTGTGCGCGAAGTCGGCGCAGACAAAGTTATGAATTCTGCTTGCACAGTTTCACCTTTGTTTGCATAACTGAATTTCATCTGCAAAATATATTGGAATTCTGTTTCATTTTCGTCAAGCATAGCGGGTGCCTATCTCCTTTTTAGATAGCTGCGTTGGACATGAATTCGATGCCAATAACGCCTTCGGTACTGATTTCAATTTCAGGGTCGCCAGTAAAAGCGGCTTGGGTGAATGTTCTGGTAACGTCACCCTCAGTAGTTTTCCCAGCGATTTGCACAACATTTTGATTGGCATTTGCTTTCCACGTTCTCGCCAATTTCACGTTTTCTGGCGTTGTATGCAATTCAAACATGATTTTACTCAGCGAAGATTCAACGTCACGCGAATAAATCTGCTCAACAGCACCACCACCGACGGAACCAGCGCGAACCGTTTGTTCGCCGAAGCCTTCAGTATACTTCAACGAATTTGCAACAATCATTATAACTTCATCATTAACAAGCAAAGTTGCGTCAGATAGTTGAATGGGCATTTTTCTTAGATCTCCGTATCAAATGCGATTTTGATAGTCGCAATAATTTGGCGAAGTTGTGTCACGATAGGCACAAACATTGTTAGTGTTGCTTTGCCAAGATCAAGATCAAGTGTCACCGTTAGGTTTTCCTTGAAATACACAAAAGCATCTTCACCATTTTGGACCAAAACATAATTCGGGCCAGCAAGATCTTTGTAAAGCTGCTCTGTGTATGCTCTGATAATTACATCATTTGCCATATCGCGCCCGCGACTAACACTACCCGCAGTCAATCGAGATTGAGCAAATCGACTCTTGTAATTACTAAACATGTATTCACGAACACCACTAGAAGTATCAACATAATTCAAAAACTTCCAAGTAATATCCGCATTTGCTCCACTATCGGTTTTGTACGTTGTCACTACTTCGCCAGCCAACGCAGCAGTACCAGTAGCATTCGCGCCAATAACAGAAACGCCAGCAGCAAGAAGCAATTCAACTTCGCCAGTAGTCCAACCGCGCGGCGCTTTAATGTTAGGCATTTGCGGAATTGGAGTGTTGAAATAAGGCAACGACGCTAGCGCAGGGCCACCAAATTGATCCAAAGATGCCGAACTAGTTAGATATCTAGAAATCGAAGCGTCTGGTGTTAGTCGCAACGAACGAACAGCTGCAAACATTGCCGACTTAGAATAAGTAGGCTCATTTTGCGCTGGTCCCTGATAGTTAGTTTCAGCTTCTAGCTTATCACCAAAAATAACCAGACTCGGCGAATTCTCCGCATTGCCAGCAGCAAGAACATTTGCGTAAGATTGGACAATGGTAGAAAACGCAACGCCGTCTTCAATCGCATTATCAGGATTGAATCTAGCATCAAGCCACAAAAGCAAAGTGTCAAGCGCAGCACCAACAACAAACGGCCAAACGATTCCCTGATAACGATCTGTTGCAACATCCAAAATATCAGTAAGTGTTGGATCAGTTGCGCCGGTAACGCCAATTGTAACTGCCATTCCTGTAACGCCAGCGATTATTCCTGAAGTTTCAACTCCAAGATCATTTGCAACAGTTCCCTTATTGTCAGCAGTAAGCGTAACAGTTCCTGTTGAATTTGAAGCAGTATAGGGACACTTTGAATCCCCATTAATTGCAGCTTCGATTGCGTCACCAATAATTGTAGGTGTATCCAAATCCGCTACAGCAATTTCATATCTGTGAAGCGTTTCAGATCCTGCTACAACTACCAGTGTCCCGGCTTCACTTGATGTTCCAACAATGGTAATTACTTTAGTGCCAGCGGTTCCGGCAGCGTCATCAAGCGGAATAACATCAACTTGAACTAGCGGGTTGATCGCTCGAAACGCGCGAACCATTGCGGCAACTTGCGAAGCTTCACCAAACAAAGCGTTTTCGGGCGCGCCCGTACTCGCAAGGTTTGCTTGCAATTCACCACTAACAGCGGTCGCCGCCGCTACTTGTTGACCAACAATAAGCACTTTTTGATCTGTGTTGCTGACTGCGCGATCTGCGTTCGCCAGCGATATCGAAACTTCAGGCTGCAGAATTTGCGTTCCGCCCATTATTCTTTCTCCTTAGTTTTGTAACTAACATTTTTAGTTACTTCTTCCTTTACAGCTGGCTTAACAATCGAACAGCAATCATCAAACGTTGCATCTTGTAAACGTCGTCGCCAAAAATTATCAATAGGAACACCATCATGACTAGCAACACTAATGATATCCCCGGCTTTGTAATCACCAAGATCTTTTTTAACTTCTATTTGGATAAACATAATTTCTCCTAGAGTGGGGTATCATCCAAATTAGGCGTTCCTTGCATGAATTCAACTTGCGTTCCAAAGTCGCTAAAAATACTGAAATCAATTTCACGAAAAGCAACATCAAGATCGGGACCAACAGTATCTTCTTCGTAAATATCAGCGACTTGTTGAAAGTTGTATGCGTGGACATACACAGACGAATCATAGTTGAATACATCATGCCCGACAAATTGCACAGGGTTTTGTACGTCTGAATAAAGTCCGGTGCTTATTCGACTAAACAAAAGTGATCTCAAAAGCGGGCGAAGCAAATCAGAAGCTTCGTCGCGTGATTCCCTTGCAGCGATTTCGCTTTCGACGGGAATAAAAACATACACCGAAAAAGGTTCTATAATTTGTTGTCGAAAACTAGCATTGCGTTGGATGTTATCCAAAGCATCAGATTCGATTAGTCTACTTTGCGAAGCGGTTACACCGTCAAGAACTACAAACGCCCAATATTCGTCAACCTCTGATTCTGTATATGCGGCCATAATTCTTTCGATATTGATACCGGACGAAATTCTAGGTTTGGTTCTGATAACAATCGTTCCGTTAGGGTCAGTCAAACCAGTAACTGAATGTGTAAACTTAAAAGTTGCAGCGTCGATAACGTCGTCAACTTCATAAGTTGTATTGTAATCACGCAATTTAGATTCAGCGTCCCGCAAAATCGGGGAACCAGTAGCAGTAACAGCACCAGAATCAGCCATTACAAACGTGATTGTTTTGCGATTGACTATGTTAGTTCGCACAAACGTTCCGTTAAATTCAGATTCTGTAGCGCCGGTAATTCTAATTGAAGTAGCGACCGCGTTAGTCAAATCATGATTAGTTGCAGTTACCAAAGTTCCAACTATGCCCGATCTAGTCAATGACGAAATGGCAATTGGAACATCAGTTCCGGTAACAGCAAACGCTTGACCGACTTCTAGCCCATGCTGCTCATTACAAATAACCGTCATTTCAGTTCCTGATCTAGTGACGCTCAAAACGTCGATATCAGTTGTGAATTTATCTGTAAGCTGGGGGAGCAAAACACTTAATTGTGAAATGATGCTAGATGCTCTCATTTAACTCTCTTGAATTCTCTTGCAATTTGTCGATGAAATTCGTTAGTCGCATTTCTTTGAATTTTTTTAACAGCGTTCCCAATGCTAGGGCGCGCTAGTATTTTTCGTCCATCTTTAAATTCAAATCCGTCTTCGATAACATGGTCATATTCTGGCGCTCTGCTACTCGGACCAGTTGCAAAACCATATCCGAAATCCATTCGATAATAACCGTGAACTTTCCAACTAACAGATTTCCGCAATGCACCACTTAAATTCGCGTGCGTTTCACCCGGAGCGGAAGCGACATGCCTTCTATAATTTCCGCTTTTCATTCTGATGTAATATGTTTTTCCGCCTTTCGGTTTGCGTTTTATTTCTGTGTTAGCTTCGTTCTTCAAATCTTTACCGATATCAAACCAAGCATTTCTAATCGCCATTCTAGCCTTTGGCCGAATGCGATTTATTTCTCGAAACACCTTTTTGTTTCCAAGACTAGACTCAACACCAATTGCGCTTTTCATGCTTGCGCCGCTCCTAAATCCTTATCACCACGCTCGGTGCATCGAAGCCGCAAAAATTCGTGTCGCTCATCTAAATCTTCAACGCTAATAATCTTCAAATTGTTGTTATTCAATTCAACCCAAGTTTCAGAAGTTACAGATTCGTCATATCGAATGACTATTGAATGTGTTAAACTAACGTCAATATTTGCCCCGGTAAAGAATGTTTGCCCCGATACAGTTTTAACATTTGCCCAAACAGTTTTTGTTCCACTAAATTTTTCAGAAAAATCAGAGTTTCCAAATTCGGGCACGCGCAACGCGCGATCATGTAGCTTAATTCTTTCTCTCATGTCACCGATACATGAAACTCTGCTTTTTCTCTTGATTATGTCTTTACTCACAATCATCTTCTTTTATGGTTGCACAGATAATATCAGTAGAAGTCATAACACTATTGGTTACTTTTACTTCTATGTCAACGTTGAGCCCTTCTTTGGCCCTAACATCATAATGAGCGACATGTGTATTTTCAAGAATACCAATGTAACCCCAATTGCGAGTATTCAAATTTGCTGTTCCAAACTCTGTCATAGAAATAGATGCACCAAATATAACTCTAACTCTTTGCCCAATATCAGCTGCAACCGTTAGTGAGTCGGCGATTGTTATTGTTCCCGCTGTAGTATCGACCGAACTAACAGTTGACGCCAAAATACTTTCGTCATTTTGCGTTACTTCAACTGAATCATTTTCATTAAATACGCCAGCATTTGTAACGCTCAATTCAGTTTGTCCGATTGCTTCATCGGCTAAAATAAGTTCGTCTTTGCTTATGTCATAAACTTTGAACGATGCACTACCGCTAGAAGCGTCATTTACAACTTCATTTAAATCAGTTGTGTAATTAAAAAGTTTTGGCGCTGTGCTGATTATGTCATAATCAGAATATCTATCAATCAATTTCCTAGCCATTATGCAACCTCTGACATGGTATAAATGCTTTTTGTTAGTTCGCTTGATGTTCTTATGGATTTATAAATGTTAGTTTTACTTTCGATTGATTTGAAAATTCTTGCTTCAAAAATAATGCGCCCAAGAATAATAGCTTCTATCAAATCTGGTTCGGCACTAACTGACGCAACACCAGTAACTGAAGCAATCGCAGAACGTTTTATAATTGCATTCGCAGAAACAGCTGCGATTCCTGTAACGTTTGCGTTAGCACTAACAACTATTCCACCAGTCGCAATAGCTGTTGCTGTTCCGGTTACTGACGCATTGCCGCGCGTTCCTTCAAGCGACATATACATTCTGAATGCAGCAATATCAAGATTTCTATCGCCAGAAGTTTTCCCAAGTACAGCAATCCGCAAATTGTTGGAACCAGACGGGAATGTTAGGTTTGCAAATGCCCACAATAAACTAAATGTGCCAGTATGAACTTCAGAAACTATGTTAGTTACTGTTTCATCGTCTATTATTGTTTCTCTTTGAACTGGGCCATCCGTATTGCGAACATTCAATCGAACCGGATCAGTTCCACCAGCCGCATTTTTTCTAACGGTAATTGCAAAATTGTGTGCGTTAGGCGCGTGAACTGCTTTGAGCCAAGCAGCATCAACAAAATCAACTATGTAATTTGAATTTCCGCTGGGGTTGTCAACTGTTACCCAATTATCGTCAATGTCATATGGATCTTCATCGACAAAATCGAAAGTTCCGGTGTAACCAAAACCTGCTCTATCAGCAATCGGCGCGAACGGTCGATCAGGAATTATATTTAGCCAACCATGACTGTAATCAGGATCTAGAATTGCTTCGCCAGTTACCGACGCTGCAGCAGTTGAAAGTTTGATTCCGGGTTTTGCGTTGACGGTACAAACGCCAGTTACTGAAGTAACACCAACTAAAGTTAAATCAGCATCGGCAGAAATTGCACCAACACCAGTAACAGCCGCATCAGCAGAATAAGTTCCGGTAAGATCGCCAGTCGTCGCTGCGATTCCGGTTACGTCAGCAGCACCAACTTGAATTCCGCCAAGAATATCACCAGTTGCGTCGGTGATTGTGGCAACTCCGGTAACTGATGCCGCTATGCGGGTTCCTTCCATTGCAAGATAAACACGAACGGCAGCAACATCGACACCTCTATCACCTGATGTATTGCTACGGACTCCAGTATTAAATTCTGTAAGATCAGTAACATCTAGTAAACTAAATGTACCAGAGTGAATTTCAGATACTAAATCCGTAACAGTTTCAGAAAGAATCGGATGTTCTCTAGAGTTACCACCTTCAAATATAGATAAAGTAGTGTCTGGATCTGTTCCGCCAGAAGCATTTTTCCTAACTGTGATCACGGCGGTATGTAAATCAATGCCTCTAATGGCTTTATACTGAAGCGAACTTGGAAGTTCGGAAATATAAAAACCCAAACTAGTTTCATCTACAATATCTAGCCAATTCGCATCTATGTCAAACGGATCGTCGTCGATTTGTTCCCAACCACTAGAGCCGTTACTGAAATTTATATTATTTAGATGAGCACTCGGCGCAAATGGAACACCGAGAATTATATTCATATGCGCGCGCGCGGAAATAGTTGCCGCGCCCGCTACGCTCGCGCCCGCGCTATGAAGAACTTTTGCGGTTGCTAGTGTTACAGTCGCAATGCCAGTTACTGACGCATTCGCGCTATATTCAACTATTGCAGTCGCAAGCGTTACGGTTGCAGTTCCGGTAACACTTGCGGCCCCATCTTGAATTCCGCCAACATCACCAGTCGCATCAGTAATTGTTGCAACGCCAGTAACTGACGCCGATGCAATATGAAGAACTTCGGCGGTAGCATCAGTTATTGTTGCAGTTCCTGTTACGTCTGCTTCGCCTTGTTTGAAACCGCCGGTATCACCAGTTGCGTCGGTGATAGTACAAATGCCAGTAACAGAAGCGATAGCACTATGATCAACTTCGGCGGTTGCATCAGTAATTGTTGCCGCGCCAGTTACATCAGCTGCAGCATCAAATCTTAAACCACCACCAGCGTCGGTGATTGTTGCAGCGCCAGCTACACTTGCCGACGCGGAATATTCCATAGTTGCGGTAGCTAAAGTAACGGTTGCGATTCCAGTTACAGAAGCGAGAACACGCAAAGTAAGATTGGCGTCAGCGTCAATATCGCCAACACCCGTTACCGAACCGATTGCTTGAAGATCAACTTTCGCTGTTGCTAGCGTTACGGTTGCAACGCCAGAAACTGTTGCAGCTGCTATGTGTAAAACTTCAGCAGTTGCAAGCGTTACAGTTGCAACACCAGTAACGTCAGCCGCGCCAATTTTTAGAACGTCAGCGGTTGCAAGGGTAACTGTTGCAACACCAGTTACTGACGCTGCCGCCGGATGAATAATTCCACCAGTAGCATCAGTAATGGTTGCTGCGCCAGATACCGACGCTGCGCCAATCTTAATTAAACCACCATCAGCTAGTGTTACTGTCGCCGCGCCAGAAACTGAAGACTTGATGCGCGTGCCTTCCATCGCAAGGTAAACACGCATCGCAGCAATATCAATATTTCTATCGCCAGATGAAGTACCAGATATTGCAACCCGCAAGAATGGAAGATTTATGTAATCTAGATCATGTATTAAACCGAATGTGCCAGTGTGTACTTCTGATGTTAGGCTAGTTACAGTTTCATTATCGACAACTATTTCTCTTCCGGCAGCATTATCAAACATCTGAGCAGCAACAGTTGGATCAGTTCCGCCAGAAGCATTCTTGCGAACGGTGACAGCAAGAGAATGCAAGCCAACTGCTCGAACAACTTTGTATTGAAGCGAATCAGGTAGATCAAAAATGCCAAAACAGACGGAAGTTTCATCTACAACATCCATCCAATTTGCATCTATGTCATACGGATCTTCATCAATATCAAGGTAGGAACCGGTGAAATTTATAACAGTAGCTTCAAAGTCTGGTGCGAAAGGAACACCAAGAATAATATTCAAATGTGCGCTTGCATCGACCGTCGCAACGCCAGTAACCCCAGCGACGGCCTGATGATCTACTTCAGCAAGCGCAGATGCAACAGCCAAACCTGCGGCTTCGGCTTCGGCAAGTTTCTTTATGGCGCCAGTCGCCAAAGTTACAGTTGCGATTCCAGTTACATCAGCAAAGTCACCCCGCGTCATACTGGCAGTAGCCAGCGTAACAATCGCGCTTCCGGTTACGTCGGCAATCGCTTGATGATCAACTTCGGCAGTCGCATCATCGACGGTAGCATCACCGTCAACAATTCCTTCGCCTTGATGCGTAACGCCGCCTGTATCTTCTGTAGAAATCCACCGAACTGCACCGACTACGGCAACCCGTCTAACAGTTGGCCCACCACCACTACGATTACCTGTAATACCAATTGCAGCAGCATTGCCACTGATTTGAGTTAATTCATTTGCATTCCAGAAAACACTGAAAGTGTAACCAGCAGGGTCATTCCCAATAGGTTCATCTGTTAGTAGATCACGTACAGGAGTTGCACCATTATAAAGTGCAATCGTTAAAGTTGGATCGTTGCCATCAAGTGTATCCACTTTTACTACATGGACTTGATACTCTTGTAAATTATCCCCAGCTAGAAGATCATCTGACGGATTTTCAAATCCGGCGCGCATGAAAGTGTCAGTGCCATCATCATTTGCCACCCAATACACGCCATCTGGGTTATACGGATCGTCATCAAGATCGCCAAGATCCACAGGTGTGTCATAATTGAGGGTTCCACCAACATTATTTAGTATATAGGTGGGCACTTACTTATAACCTTTTATGCCATCGTTACTGAAAGATTTCCAATTGCGAATTCAAACGTATCGCCATCACCAATGGTTTTACCTTCAGTCAATGCACCGTGAATCAAAAGTTCGGAACCGGAAATAGCGTCATAAATGCCAAAGTAATCTGCCGTTCCCCACGTTCCGTCGGTGGCAGTCGGGAAAGTTACTGCCGCTGTGTTAGTCGCGTTGTCAGCCGCAACGGTCCAACCGCCCGTCATGGTTACGCGCGCGTATGCGCCGCCCGTAACTTCAGTTCCTGAATCGGCGTCAGTCGGATCGGTATTGTGAATTGCAACATATACACTTGTGGGACTAGTGTAAGAAGTCGCATCAAGAAAATGCTCAAGCACAGTTGTTTCCATGAAATTTGACATTGCAGCCATGATTTAAATCCTTTGTATTCTACCTTGATCGTATTTTTCAGTTGCGCCCGACTTGAGCGCGGCAACACTAACATCACAATCGCCACGATTCGCATACAAGAACGCCAAATGTTCTAGCGCGCCAACCTTATATTGTGTAATGTATCGTGGGGTTTTCGTATCAAAAATGATCTGAATGCCAGCTTCAATTTCATCAATATCAGACGGCCAAGCTTGATCTTCTTGAAGCAAAATTTCGCTAAATTGGTGGCCAGCTTTTAGGTAATAAACTGCGCTAGAAATGGTGTCGAGAGTGCCGCTAACGGAATACTTCACACTTGTAATCGACGACACTTCGCTTTTTCGTAAAAGGATTCTATCGTCAAAACAATCCAGTACCAATTGCCAAGTTTTCGCCCGCATATCCCTACCGGAATAACGTTCTGCGAACTGAAAAACTGTAGCAATCAAATCTTGAATTACCGAATCGTCTGTAGTGGAATCAACTTTCAAATAAGCTTTCGCTTGTTTGAGAGAGATAGGCAAAGTGCCAGTGTCGTTTAGTGTGTATGTATACGTTAGCGGCATAACTCTCACTTACTCCAAGGCATTTTACTTTTGGGTTCTTCTTCGTCGTCGTTTTCTTCGTCTTCAGTTTCAACTTCTTCGTCTTCAACTTCTGGGGCATCGTCGCTAATAATTTCAGCATTGCCATCGCTTACCATTTGCGAAGCGATTTCTTCAGAAAGTCCAGACATTTCTTCGCCTTTTGTGAATACAAAATTTCCACGCTTGGGCGCAATATGTGCTTCGGTTCCGTTTCTCAGAAATTTAACTTTCATAACTTCCCCAATTTTTTAAAATACGGGTTAGGAAGCAGGGGCACGCCGCCTAACAATTAACGGCGCGCCCCACTTTCTATTTTCTAGGTAAACTGCTCTGCAACAGGCTTAATCACAGGATGACTAAGGATCGCAACAGCGCCCATGATGCCAGTAGAGTTGGCGTCAACTTCCGTCAACGTCAAACGCTGGTGACGTTCCTTCCCAATAGTGCCGATGCGATATACCTTATCAGTATCCGCAATGGCAATGACGAGATCTGTGCCGAGAACTTCGGCAGCAGGTACAGCGGTCCATACACCAGTCGGCGAACCGCTATCATCATCCGGCGATTGATCAATGCCAGCAGTAAACGAACCGTCGAGAGCATCGCCGATTACGACAACAAACTCGCAAGATTCAAATCCAATAGTATCAATCTCGGCCCCAACTGCGTGCGCGGTGTGAATCACCGGCTCGATTGCAAAAACAACTTTGATTTCAGAATGAAGATCTTGTTCCATTTTGATTTCCTTTTCTTTTGCCCGTTAAAAATTCCGGTTTTTAGTTTTTAAGTTGCCGGAGTCTTTGTGACTTTGATTGCTTCAGGCAAAGTAACAATGCCGGTATTCCAACGATTCATCGTGAATTCAACAATCGCCTTCTTCTTGAGCGTATACTCGTCACGAACAACACTCAAACCAGTTCTATCAACGATTGTGTATCCCCGTCGGAAATCACCAAAGGCAAGCGAGTAAGAATTATTCGCTTCATCTGCCATAGTGTTTGCAACCGCATACGGATACCCAGCCAAACTATTAGCTACCGGGCCATTCAGCCCCGGTTGCCAAAGGAATTGGCCAGTTGTTGAAACCTGTGAACGCAACTGCGCCAACGTTCGCCGATTCAAAACGAACACAGGATTGTATCCAGTCTTGAGCTTGCCAGTAAGAAGAATCACATCAACTGCAGGAATTACACCAGCTGTGCCAGTCGTTCCCGCTTGGGTTGCTGCAAGAATAATTGCATTCTGCATAAACCCTTCAGGTTTCTTGAATCCATCACCAAGAACAAATCCAGCGCCTTCACCAAAACCAAAAGCTTCCGCCGAATCCGATGCAATTTCCGAATCCATATCGAAAGCCGCATCCATCAGCATGTCCTTAGTGATTGGCGACGTATGAGTTTGGCGATACGGCGTCACAGTCACCGATTCGTAAGTGGCGACACTATCGGCGCCTTCTTCCGCTTCGCCTTCATACGTTGCAACCGGAATGGTGTTCCGAATTGCCATTTCCATCGACTTGCTGTTGATAGTTCTGACTCTTGCAATCGAACGAATCGGATCAATCTCAGTAATCTTCTTCATAATCTGATTATCAAGTTCGCTCGGCGCAAGAATTCCACCATCGACGGCAGAATCAGTTCTGAGCAAAACCTTCTGCTCAGCGCTCATGGAATTTTCACCACTCTTACAAAAAACATTCAGAGCCTTATACTCTTCACCATTCTTGTAAGCGTTAGGATCATTCGCAATCTTTGTTTCAATTCCGCGCGCGACTTCCGCCTCAAGATCGTCAATCTGAGTCTTCAACTCAGCTTGTCGTTTCTCGTCTGCTTCTTTTACTTCAACGCGCGCTTCTTTCAGTTCAGTAATCGCTTGCTCATGATTCTTTGTAGACTGCTCAAGCAAAACGATTTGCTGATTCTTCGTTTCGTGTCCGTCGAGAACTTCATTCAAACGTTCAATCTTATCCTTATCAATGAAGCCCTTCTTTTCAACTTCACCGCGAAGTTCGGTAACAGCGCTCATTACCTCTTCATTTGTTTTAGGGTCAGCCATTTTCAATGCTCCTAATTACGTTAGTTTATGTTGCTGTTTCAATTTCGTTTTAGTATCAGCGTCCCGCTGACCCCTAACAGAATCCCTCTGTTATTAAATCCTTATCCTATCCAAAACTTTCAAAATATCTGCCGCACTTTCAGGATTTTTCAACCCAATAAATTTTCCAGCTAGTTCAACAGCTGCGCTTTTTGAAAACGCGCCGCTATCGCGCAAAGCCCTTTCCATATCTCTACAAGTGAAATTCTTAATTTCTTCCACTCCAAAAAATTGTTTTTCATCATCGCTAAATGGGGAAACCAAACCCATCTTCGCATAATACCTTTCAATGTGTTGGGTTACGCCGCCAACGTCTTCATCAGGAATCCCAACGTCGCGTTTAAGAACTTCATTCGCCGCTTTCACAATCGCGCGCGGAACAGCCAACATTTTGTCGTCAATAACATCGGCGATTTGCAGTTTGTAACCGTCAAATCTTTCAACCCTTTCTTCATCTAGCCAAATAAACGCTTGTTTGAAATTCCCGCTAGGCGCGCCTTTGGATTCTGTGAAATCTTTCACCCTATCTTTAGCGGCTTGCGGATTCCAACTCGTCATCCGCTCAGCAAGCGGTAAATCTTGAAAAGGTATTGCAACTTTAACTTCTGTTATGTTGGCGTCTACATTCATCGGTTCATCAACAATGCTTCCTTCGATAATTACAGCTTCAAAAATTTCTCTGAAACCAGCATCAATTTTGTCTTCAATAGCGATGAAGCCAATTGAAAAATCAGTTAGTACCCGTTGCCTAGCAAGCGAATATGCTTCGCGTCCAAGTTGAGTTTCAAGATTAATTTCGCCACGCCCGAACAATCCCTTTCCATCCTCTTGCATTGTTTCAATCGGGAATCCGCCGATGGTTCGGCCATGATGATCTTTCATTCGGACTTGTCGATTGTTACGCAAACGATGTTCGGCTAAAGATTTCAAGAATGCGCCTGGGTGAAATCTATCTGGCATTCCATACATGCCGCCGGTATCGGGGGTCCAAGCCGCAATATGGCCAGACACAATCCCGACGGGAACGCCGTTGCGTTCTTCTTGCTTTGTATCTAAAATGTGTCCACCAAAGCGTTTGGTTTCAATAGATTTCATATGCAATTTATTCCCCTGCGCATGAATGGCTCTGCCAACTGCCGCTGCGCGACTGCGCCCATTAGATCCAGTAAAACAAACACCACCTTCGCCCCATTTCCACCCCGATTTACCATCTTTTTGGCACTTCATTAGGGGCATTGTTATTCTCTTAAATCATCGCTTGGTATTTCTAGCGTCATATTTAATTTTTTCAATTGTCGGACTTCTTCTGCAACTTTTGCGCGAAAAATTCTATGATCTTCAGGCTCATTTTTTGGCGCTGCTTCACCATTGACGATTTCCAAATAAATATTTATTACGTCTTCACTTGACAACAACATCAGCAGCCTTTGCAGCAAAATCATCCCACAATTTTTGATCAACGATTTTCAATTTGCCTTTGACGATCTTTGCAATTTCTTTTCCTTCTTTGTCACCAAACACCAATCGAAATTCGTCAAACACATCGCCTTTTTCTAGAATTTTCAAAGTAGTGTCAGAAACACCAGCATGTAATTCTCTAATTACTTCTTCGGGAACCGTTCTTCCGGTTTTCAATGCGCGGATACGCGCGCGCCTAAGTGCTTCTTCAACATCGACGGTTACATAATTACCCTCAATTTTATAACCGTCATCAAGAAATGGTTTCAATTTCTTCAAAAATTTATCAATTTTTCCATCGCCAACTTGATCTAGAATTACATGCGCGCGCATACGCGCGGCACGCTTAGCAATTTCGCCACCCAAATAACTCGCTTCGTTATGCGTCATTGCTGCAGCGTTTGCGTTGTTGAAAACTCCGGTTGTTTTTCCAATGCGCGAACCCGCTCTGAATTCCGGCAAGAATGCGCGAATAGCATCAACGTCAATTACAACCGAACCATCAGGCGCAACAATTCCTAACGTCGATTTACCGGACGCGGGACCACCGCCTAACAATTGCAATCGCACTTTTTCTCCCGGCTTAACAGATTTTGCAGCTTCCATAATTTCAGCAATAATTTCTTCATGCAATTTTTGTCTGCTTGCTACCCATGATCCGTCAGCATGTCGAAACATTGCTTCCGTTCCCGCTTTGCCAGCTTTGCTAGCGGGAACCAAACGTTCCCTTGCGAATTGTCTAGAGTTTCTTCCCAATTGCCCGCGCAATAAACTGTTAACGTCATCTCTTATGCGCGCGCCCCCGCGCGAAGTTGTACTTGCAACTTCACTTAAACCCTTTCGCGTGTTAACGACTTTCTTAATATCGTAAGTAGCAGAGCATCGGCAGTTCGCAACGTTACCGATAGATGCTCCCAAACTCATGTCGCCGGGGAAACGTAAACTTTCACCACTAACGATGAAAGGTTTATCAATTTGAACTTCCTGTTCCGCGCGAAGATGATTAAACGCAGATTTGCCACCGGCACGAACTAGGCTATCGCCCATATTCGCCCAAGATTTTTTGCTTTTACTTCTGTTAGTTCCCGCGCCGCCAAGCGTAGGTTCTTCGCCGCTCAACAATTCGATCTGTGTTAGTTTTGCAGATTCTGCGGCGGCGTTTGTGTTTAACGTGACAATGCCAGTTGTTCGGCCATTCAATTTAGTTCGGAATATCGAACCACTTAAACTAGCGACTTCAACTTTTTCTACAGCTGTAGTAGCGGCTATGGTTTGCGCTTTCTGCAACGCTCTTGCCGCATCTTTTTTAGTTGTTTCGGTTATCTTGCTAACACTATCTGATGTTTTTGTTGTGAGATAGCTATTAACGACAACAGGGACTTTTGCAACAGACCGCGCAGAAAATAATTCGATTGCGCCAATCGCAGTTTCTTCGGCAGACAATTTTATAAACGGAATTAATTGCTTTGTTCCGCTTTCTTCTGCTTCAACTTGTCTATTTATTCGCTCAATAAAAACGCTCGCTACAAGTTGATCATGTTGGGTAAGAATTTTTTCTAAAGCGTCTTCGTACTTAAAGAAATTTGGAATGTTCCCAATTCTCGCAACCGAAGCAGTAAACTCTCGAATGATTTTCTCATTCAAAGCGTTGATTTTTGCACGCAAACGGCTTTCAAGCACTAGCTTGATATTGTGGTCTTCCGCCGCTTGTCTTTTTTGCTTAGGAATCGTCATCTATTTCAATAAAGTCCGGGTCATTATCTTCTGTGAATATATCTGTACCAGCAGGAATCAAACTTGCTGATTTCAAAATAGTATCGCCACCCTCGTAAGGTTCTTTCCCAAGATAGGCGCGAATTTCATTATCAGATTCAACGCCGATCTTCTGACGCTTTCCAACTTCTTCATTTCGCCTAGCAACTAGCGAGCTTACTTGATCAGGATCGAATGTTATGCGCCCGCGCGCGGGATCAACTCCAAAACGCGGCAGCAACGTATCACCTAAACCGCCAAAAATTCTTTTGGAAAGAGGAATAACAGCATCATCATACAACGCCAATTTTCCTTCCCTGTAATTGTTAAGCGTTTGTCGTTCGTCAGTTACCAACGGAAGCGGAACATGGTATTGAAGAGTCACAGACTTAACAGCCATTTTCTGCAGAACTGAAAAGTCCATGTCGCGGTTATTAATTCCGACTTCTTTAATACTCAATTCGCCGCCAGCAGTAACACCAATTTCGCCAGCGTTTCCAGCGCCGCCGTATTGCTCTCTAACTCGGTTCTTTGCCTCTTCAAAATCTTCATCGTCCATATCAGCATCAAAATGGAAGATCAAACTAACGCGGCCACCTTTTTCTAGAATCGAAATGTTATGCGTTCCGCCTAAAATATGCTGACGAACTTCTTTCGACGCCGCAAGCAAAGGCGACTGCCCACGCAAAAGCGAATTGTTTCGAGTTGAGTAATTGCGAATCTGAATTAGTTCTCGCAAAGTGCCGCTGAAATATCGAAGAACGCCTTTCGTGATATCAGGAATGTATTCGCCCGTTAGTGTGTTCCCAGAAACTTGAATTTGGCTTGGCGCGCCGCCTGTTCCTTCAGGTACTGACGCATTTTTTACGCTAATCGGTTGCAGTTCTAGCGGCGGTCTTCGCCTACCACCGAGCAAAATCAACATCGTTTCCCCGGTAATTAGATATTCTTTACCAAGCATTTCAAGAAAATGCTCGCCAGAAAAATACGGAGAAGGCTTATTTAGCAAACCAATTACAGGATGATTTTTGACTCGCTTATCATCAATAATTAGAATCGGTTCAAGCACAGAAAAAGCATCGGCGATCATGTTAATTGGAATGCTGACTGCGGTTGATTGCTCATACAAAGCTAAAGATGAAGATGGAGTTGCGGCAGTACCGCTTTCGCCGAACATCAAAAATTGTCCGAATGCGTCTGATGTTCCCAACACCATTGTTTTGACTTCGCGTTTTTTGCGCCAAGGGTTACTCCATGCCATTAGTGTTCCTTTCCTTAAACGCAATATTGTTAGTTAGCAATTTCATCTTTAGTCTCGATACAGATACATTCCAAATGTTGCAGCTGTTCCCTGATTGAGAACACCAACACCGCCACCCGTATATTCAAAATCAGTTTTCGATTCCAACCTAACAGGCGGATCAATGCTTACGCATTCTGAAGTTTCATCACCAAGCGTCAACAGTAATTGTGTACGTGAACTAGTTGCACCGAATACAGTTTTGCGTTGACGGAAAGTTACCGCTGTTCCCGCTGCAGCTTCGCTAGTATTAACGACACAAGTTGTTGTGACAAAAGCATGATATCCAGCCGGAACCGTGTAACAGGATTGCAAAGTTTGATCTTCGCCCGCAGTAATTCCAGCAACAATATCTGTTGCAGGAGTATCGGGTATTCCGTCTGTGCCACCATCCGCATCACTATCTTTATGAATGTAAATGTTTCCGGTGAAATCAACATCAGAAGCGTAAGCGCGAT